ACCCACAATGTATGCCAGATGAATACAAAGAACAAGATGGTTTCTTCTCTCCAGAAGTTGCTTCTGTTAGAGCATACAGAAAGTATTATGTAAATGATAAGAAAGATATAGCTAAGTGGGAGAAGAATAGACCTATGCCTGATTGGTATGCTAGTGGTGCGTATAAGATAGATGTTGACTTTGATATTATGAATAAAGAGTTTGCAAACTTAGGTGCGTATGATGGATAATAAAGTTTGTATAATATTATAAAATATGATATACTAAAATTAAAAAGGAGAATGGATATGTTTAAACCATATAAGACGTATGACGAAATTCCAGGGGAAGTTCAGAAAGAAGTTCGTCTAGGTAACAAAGTGTTTAAGGTTACTGATGTACCCTTAGAAGATATTAATAGTTTTTATTCTGGATTAGATACTTTTCTTGAAACTACAGAGAAGAAAATTTTAGCACAACAAATTCTTAAAAAATTGAATGACCATGAAAAACAATTAGATAGTATTGAAGATATGATTCAAAGGATATATGATAAGGTAATATAAAATGTTTATGATTATTATGTATAGAACAAAACACAAGTTAAACAAAAAGGATTGGGAAGAAAGATATCCTATTGATCAAATTTGTGAGGAAGAATATCCATATCACCCAATGTACTTTGCAGATAAACATAGTGCTTGGAAACAACTAGAAGAATGGGGTGTTGAAAAAGATACTGCATCCTTTCATAATATAGATATAGTAGGAGTACATTAAATGCCACATCAAATACAACTGTTGAAGACTATAGAAATTTTACAAAAGAATATAAAAGATTTACAGCTTCAATTAAAAAATCAAATGATAAGAAATAAAAAATTAAATGAAGCATTACATTTTGAGAAAGCATCCAACAATCCTCATCAAAGTTTTACTACTGCTACTGGGTGGGCAATGCCAGTAGAAAATCCAGATGCTTCACACATAGAGGAGAATAAAGATGAGTGATACCACAGACAATCCATATAAAGATTACAAAACCTTTTACCAAAATGGTAAAGACTGTTACCAACATCTAGGTTTTGAAGTACATTTAGATAAAAAAAATAAAGATGTGCTTATTAAAAATAGTAATGATGGTGTATTAAATACATATAAAAATTTAATTAAAGGATAAAAAAATGCCTAGACAAATATGGGAAAAAGAAGAAAGAATAGAGTACAGAAAATTATTTAGAGAGTATAAGCGAGAAGGCTATGAACCTGAAGAAGCTAAACGATTAGCTAGGCAAGATGTAAAAGAAATCATGGGTGATAAGATAGACTTTGCTACTGATTTATATAACAATACTTTGAAAGATTTAGATTAATTTAAAAAGTTCTTGACAAGACAGAACAAGTACTGTAATATATCTATTAATATATATATATATATAATATATTATAATATAATTATAATAATATATTATAATAATATTAAATACTTATAAGGAAATTAAAATGACGCAATGGGTACGAAGAGAAAAATGTAAATCATGTGGTTCAAGTAAGGGATTAAACATACATGAAGATGGACATGCCTTTTGTTTTTCTTGTAGAGAATGGTTTAAAGGTGATAAGGAGAATGTAATGCAATCAGAAAAAGTAGTTAGCCTGGCAGATAAAAAAGATTTATCTTGGACAGGAGAAGTAAGTGCCATACCAGATAGAAGGATAGATTCAGATGTTGTTAAGAGATACGATAGTTTAGTTAAAAAAAATAATGGTTTAATTACACATCATATTTATAAATATTATAACCTTGATGGTAGCCATACTGCTAGTAAGATACGTCAGGTAGAAGGTAAAAAAATCTGGAGTGAAGGTAACATGAAAGATACTTTACTATTCGGACAGAACTTATTTAAGTCTGGTGGTAAAATCATTACTGTAACGGAAGGTGAGTTAGATGCCATGTCTGTGTATCAGATGATGGGTAAGAAGTATCCTTCTGTATCACTTAAAAATGGAGTACATAGTGCAGTAGAAAATTGTAAACAATCGTTAGAATATTTACAATCATTTGAAACTGTAGTGTTATGTTTTGATAGTGATGAACAAGGTAAAGAAGCAACATTAAAAGTTGCTCAGTTATTTGAACCAAACAAATGCAAGATAATGAAGATGGCTTTGAAAGATGCTAATGAATATTTAAAAATGGGAAGAGCAGTACAGTTTACAAATGAGTTTTGGAACGCACAACCATATACACCTGCAGGTATAACTAATCTTGGGGAACTTGGTTCAGCTTTATATGAAGAAGCTTTTTGTGAAACTGTTTTATTTCCTTGGACTGATATGAATACTAAGACCTATGGTATGCGTACTGGAGAACTGATTACCTTTACAAGTGGTGCAGGTATGGGTAAGAGTTCTATCATGCGTGAGTTAATGCACCATGTAATGAACACTACAAAAGATAACATAGGTATACTAGCACTAGAAGAAAACATTAAGAACACAGCTTTTAATATCATGTCTGTTGAAGCTAATGCTAGACTGTATATTAAAGAAGTTAGAGAAAAGTTTTCTGCAGAACAATTAAAAGAATGGGAAGAAAAAACTATAGGAACAAAAAGGTTCTTTGCTTTCGATCACTTTGGTTCTATTGGAAATGATGAGATACTAAGTAAGGTTAGGTACATGGCTAAATCATTAGACTGTAAATGGATATTCCTGGACCATCTATCTATCTTAGTATCAGGACAAGAAGACAATGGAGATGAAAGAAAATCTATTGATATTCTTATGACAAAGTTAAGGTCATTGGTTGAAGAAACTGGAATAGGATTACTCTTGGTTTCTCATTTACGAAGACCAACTGGAGATCGAGGACATGAAGATGGTAAAGAAGTTTCTTTATCACATCTACGTGGCTCTGCATCTATAGCACATCTATCTGATAGTGTTATAGCATTAGAAAGAAACCAACAAGCAGATGATCCAGACCTTGCTAACACAACGACAATACGTATCTTAAAGAATAGATACACAGGAGAAACAGGAGTAGCTTGTCATCTACATTACAATAAAGAAACTGGTAGAATGATACAAGTAGATGATCCTGAAGAAGGTGGAGATGATTTTTAACTTGACACTTATTAAAAGGATATGCTATAATGTGTAACATGTGGAAACATTATTGTCCTGTTGAAGAAACTGACATGGACATTGGTGAAACTGAAGAATGTAATTGGTGTGGTGCAACAGAAGAAAGTGAAGAGAATGACAACAGCGATAGTTGATATAGAAACCAACGGCTTGAAAGAAGCTGTAATAAAAAATGGTAAGATAACAATACCAAAAGCAACAAAGATACATTGTATTGTTGCCAAGTGTTATGATACTGGAAGAATTAAAACTTGGGTACAAGATGAGTGTAAAGAGTTTGCTGAATGGTCAAAGTTAATTGATACATTTATTATGCACAATGGTTTATCTTTTGATGCACCACTACTTAATAAGTTTACATTATCTAATATTAAACCAATACAAGTACGAGATACGTTATTAGAATCTCAACTCTTTAATCCTAGCAGAGAGGGAGGACATTCCTTACAAGCCTGGGGACAAAGATTACATCAACCTAAAGGAGATGTTGATAGCTTTGAAGTATATACACCAGATATGTTAGAGTATTGTAAACAAGATACTGAAATAACTTATATGGTTGCTAAACAATTAGAAGAAGATAAAAGAAAATTCTCTGATGAATCTTTACAGTTAGAACATAAGGTAAGAAAATTGTTAGATGATCAAGAGGAGAATGGCTTTGCTTTTAATTTAAAAGATGCTATGACATTAAACGCACAACTAAGTGATGAGCTATATGAGTTAGAACAATGGTCATTAAAAACTTTTGAACCTACTATTATTGAATTAAAAACAAAGACTAAAGAGATACCATTTAATATTGCATCTCGTCAACAGATTGGACAAAGACTTATGGACAGAGGTTGGAAACCTACCATACGTACTGAGAAAGATCACGTTGTAGTTAATGAAGCAGTATTAAAAACCATAACAGAACCAGATCTTATTCCGTTAGCTACAAAGTTTATTAGATACTTTCTTATACAGAAAAGATATGTTATGATTAACTCTTGGATTAATAATTGTAGAGAGAATGGTAGAGTACATGGTAAGGTAATGACATTAAGAACTGTAACAGGTCGTATGGCACATCATTCACCTAACATGGCACAGATACCTGCAGTCTATTCAGAGTATGGAAAAGAATGTCGAAACTTATGGACAGTTTCTAATACTGATACACATAAATTAGTGGGTACTGATGCAAGTGGATTAGAATTAAGATGTCTTGCTCATTATTTAAAAGATGATTCTTATACAGAAGAAATATTAAATGGTGATATACATACCAAGAACATGGAACTTGCAGGTATTACAGATAGAGATCAAGCAAAGACTTTTATATATGCTTTTCTTTATGGTGCAGGATCTGAAAAGATTGGAAGTATACTAGGGTTAGATAAAAAATCTGGAACAAAACTAATTAATAAATTCTTATCTAACTTACCATCACTAAGAAGGTTACGATCAAGGGTTGAGAAGAGTGCAAGATCTAAAACTTTACGTGCTATTGATGGTAGAATACTTCATATACGGAGTGTTCATGCTGCTTTGAACACCTTATTACAAGGAGCAGGAGCAATCATTTGTAAACAATGGCTTGTTAATATGATGGAACAAGTTAATGAACAGCAATTAGATGTTAAATTAGTAGGGAGTATACATGATGAATATCAATTTGAGGTTATAAACAAAGACGTAGAAGCATTCTGTAAGATAACAAACTTAGCTATTAAAGAAACAGAAAAAACTTTACAAGTTAGATGTCCTTTAGATAGTGAGTATAAAGTTGGAAAAACTTGGGCAGAAACTCATTAAAATGCTTGACATATTATTTAGAACATGTCATAATAATGTAATTAAAATAAACAGCCAATGAAAGGAAACGATATGGCGAACATGATAACAGGTACAGCATACTATGCTTCTGTTACAGAACCAAACACTAACTATGAACCTGTATGGTCGATTAATGTTTGTGATCTTGACGAAGAAAGTATGAAGACTGTAGTAGAAGATGGTTTAATTATTAAACCTGCTAATGATAAACATCCAACAGATTATGTTGTGATTAAGCAGAAAGTAAACAATCCAAAGGGTGGTAAGTTTAATGCTCCTATAGTATTAGATGCTTTGAAAGAACCTTGGGATGGACGTAAGATTGGTAATGGTTCTAAGGTACGTGTACTGTATAATCCTAGAGCTTGGACATATGCAGGTAAAGAAGGAGTTACTGCAGACTTAAAGAAGGTACAGATTGTAGACTTAATACCTTACGCAGACGCATCAGGTAGTGATGAGTTTGATGTTGTTGAAGGTGGGTATGTTATTCCACCTGAATCTAAAGATGCTTTTGCAAACTAATAACGTAAAGGAAATAGGAGGCATTACATTTATTTGTAGTGCCTCTTTACTTATACAATGAAAAAAATTGATACTTTAGTAGAAGATATAAATAAATTATTTACATCTGAAGACCCACCTATTCCTGAAAAAGAAGTTGATGCTCTTATAGATACGTTTGCTGTATCTATTAAAGAACATTTAAAAACATTTCTTTATGAACAACCTAGAAGGAATAGTAATTTAAGACTGTCTGTTATTGGTAGACCAGACAGACAGTTATGGTACGATATTAATCAACCAAATGAAAAACCTTTATCTTCTAGTTTAAGAATTAAATTTTTATATGGTTATCTTTTAGAAGAGTTATTAATATTATTATCATCAGCATCAGGACATAAAGTTACACACCAACAAAGAGAAGTTACTGTCGCAGGAATTAAAGGACATCAGGATTGTATGATTGATGATTTTCTTATTGATTGTAAGAGTGCATCTTGGAGATCCTTTCAAAAGTTTAAGAACAATACTCTTTCAGAGGACGATCCTTTCGGATACATAGCACAGATGTCTGCCTATGCTGAAGCAAATGGTGTAGACGAAGGTGGCTTTCTTGTAATAGATAAACAAAGTGGAGAGTTATGCCTATCAAAAGTAAACTCATTGGAAATGATTAATGCAACAAAAAGAATCACACATCTTAAAAAAATCGTCAAAGATAAGACAGCACCTAGTAAATGTTTTGATGACCTTCCTGAGGGTAAGTCTGGAAATCGTAAGCTCGATATGCGTTGCGTCTTCTGTTCTCATAAGTCTAAGTGTTGGAGTGATGCTAATGATGGTAAAGGACTTCGTATCTTTCAGTATGAAAGGGGTAAGAAATATCTTACGCAAGTTAAAAGAGAACCTAATGTAACGGAGATTACATCTTGATAAATCATTGGGTTAGGTATGGAACTGATGAACTTTTCTTACCTAACCTGGATAAGTTTGGGTTTGTTTATATTATAACGAATACTAAAACAGAGAAAGCTTATGTAGGTTGTAAACAATATCTAATAGGCAAGGCTAAGAAAGAATCTAAGTGGCAAACTTATATGGGTTCATCTAAATATTTAAATGCAGATATAAAAAAAATAGGTAAAGAAAATTTTAGGTTTGAAGTTATAGCAGAGTATAAAAACAAAAGAAGTTTAAGATACTATGAGATGTACTATCAAATAAAATGGGATGTACTTACTGCTGTGATAGAAGGTACAGACGAACCTGCATTTTATAATTCATATGTAGGTGGTAAATTTTTTCCACCTATTGAGATGTATGAAGATCCTGAGTGGAGAAGAAAGATAGGTGAAGCTAATTCAGGAGAAAAACATGGTAGCTATCGAGGTAAAGCAGAATTATATCTTAATGGTAAACGAATAGTTGTTAATTGTCTAGGAGTATGGTGTAATAAAAATGGTTATGATATAGGAGTAGTATGTAGAATAGCACGTACTACTAGAGATGGATTTATTGAAAATGTTAATATTAAAGGAGGACCTAAAATAAAAAGAAGATCATTATCTTCTAATGGACCTTTAGGCATTATAACAAAAGTAAAATGGTTAGATGACAATGACTAATGAACCTGATATAATTTATGTTGAACAGTTATTTGCATCTGAACCAGAGAGTTCTGAACGACAGTTGTTTCTTTCTGTTATACTTCAGGCTCTCTTAGATGCAACAAAAGAAAAGATACCAAATGAAAAGATACGAACTACATATGATAGAGATAGAGCAAAGGCTTGGTTGTTAGTTGAGGTTGGAGTAACCTGTCAAAACTTTGAAGACGTTTGTGATATGGCAGGAGTAAATCCTGAAGTTACAAGAACATTTGCATATCAAGTTGTCAACTCTAAACAAAAAGATTCTATACGTAAACAGATAAAAAACATACTCGGAGGTGGAAATGAATAAAGAAGACAGAGGAATGTCTAGAGAAAGTCACGAAAATTTTATGGTAAGAAAATTAAAAGAAGATAAGGAAGCATACCAAAAAATAATGAAAGGCACATATGAATTTGAGTATGGTAAAGCTACTGATGAACAAGTAGGTGGTAGCCACTATAAAGATTGTGCTATACAACCTATAGATTATATAGTTAAAAATAAGCTTGACTTCCTAGAGGGTAATGTGGTAAAATATATAACTCGACATAAAGAAAAAGATGGACCTGAAGATATAAAAAAAGTAATACATTATGCACAGTTAATCTTAGAGTTAACATATGGTATTAAAAAAACAAAGGAAAAATAAATGGCATCATTAATGGGAAGTAATTATTTACCTACTGAGTATCAATCATTCATTCACATGTCTAGGTACTCACGTTGGTTAGAAGAAGAAGGTAGAAGAGAAACCTGGGGAGAAACTGTCGGTAGGCTTATATCTTTTTTTAAAGAACACATAACTACTAATTATAAAAAAGTAGTTACAGATAAAGAATGGAATGAGATAGAAGAATCTATT